TCAACAATTGACAAGCCTGCCCGTTGGCATAAAACTGTTTCCATGAATATTACTGTGGATGGCCAGCGTCAGCCCGTACTGCTTCGTAAGTATGAGTACCTTCGCAGCTACTGGCCAGACCCTGCAACAACAGGCACGCCGCTGTATTACTGCGACTATGACTATACGCACTGGATGGTAGCCCCTACACCAAGCGCTGCGTATAACTTTGAGGTCCTCTACTATGAACGAGTTCAACCTCTAGATTCATCAAACCAAACCAATTGGTTTACTACCTACGCCCCACAAGCTTTGCTCTACGGGTCCCTCCTGCAGGCCATGCCATTCCTTAAGAATGATGAGCGCATACCAATGTGGCAGCAGAATTATGAGTTGATCATGCAAACATTAATGGCTGAAGACAAGCTTCGTATTGCAGATCGTCAAGCTATAGCGGTGGATTCATGAGCTATGTAAGTCCTTTCACCGGTGATGTAGTACAACCAACCGATGTAAGCTACCGGTCGGTTACGCTATCCGCCAATACGCAATTAAATTGGCCGTCTAACAGCACAACAAATGCTGACTATGCTGCACGTATTATGCAAGTAACGGCTTCCTCTGGAAGCCTTAGCCTGTATATGCCTCCGGCCAATCAGGCTTCGGTTGGCAATGATGCGTTGATTCGAAATGTTGGCGCCAATACCTTTACGGTTAAAGATTACGCTGGCACTAATACCATCGTCTCAGTGGCTGCAGGTGAGTCCAAGTATATCTACATTACAGCAAATCCTAATGCACAAGGCACGTGGGGCATTATTGCATTTGGTGTAGGCACATCCAGCGCCGATGCAGCAACATTGGCAGGCTATGGTTTGGTTGCAAGTGGCGCAACATTAAACCAAAGCCATCCGTCATCGGCTATTACTACTGGCACAACGTTTGCAGCGGCAGATAGAGCGCAAACTAGAGTGTGGGGCAGCGGCACAGGCACGGCAACACTCCCAGCTGCAGCAACACTTGGCAATAACTGGTTTACATTGTTTAAGAACAATGGCACGGGTTCATTCACCATTTCATGCTCAGGCAGTGAGCTAATTGATGGCAACAGCTCAAAGACCTTCAACCCTACTGAGTCTGCGTTCATTGTTTGCACAGGCACAGCGTATGTTACCGTCGGCTATGGCGTAAGCTCATCATTTGTCTTTACCGCATTGGTAAAAGCCGTAACAGGCGGTTCGTATTTACTTACCAACAACGAAGCTGCCAATACAATTCAAACGTACACAGGCACACTGGTAAGTAACGTAACAGTGACGTTTCCGCCCGTTGTTAACCTGTATGTTATTTCAAATCAAACAGTTGACAATGGCTATAGCTTAACGGTTACAACAGGTTTAGGTTTTAGCGCGACAATCCCACCGGGCCAACAAGCTACATTGATTTGTGATGGCACCAACTTTTTAAATGCCAATACAACCCAGGCTGGCGCCACTACGGTCAGTTTGTTGGACGGCACAGTTGGCACCCCATCACTTAACTTTGCTGCAGAGACAAGCACAGGTTTATACCGCGCTGCTGCCGGTGATCTTGGCATCTCAGTACTTGGCACAAAGCGTATTGGTGTAACAGCAACAGGCGTGGCAGTTACTGGCGTAGTAGCGGCGTCTGGCGCAGTATCTGGAACAACTGGCACATTTACCACCGGCGTTGCTGGAGGTACCTTTACATGACCAAAAAAGTATTTGCCTTAGATACAAAGCCCGGAATTCAACGGGATGGTACTGTCTTTGACAAAGATTACTACAACGATGGCAGGTGGGTGAGGTTTCAACGTGGTCGGCCTCGTAAAATTGGTGGCTACAGAGAGATTGTGAATGACTTGGCAGGTCCAAGTCGTGGCATCTATTTGAACCCGCAACAAAGCTTTAATAACGTGTTTAGTGGCTACTCAGGCGGTTTGCAGCTTTTGCCAATTGACAATAATGGCACAGGCTCAGGCATTACCGACATGACACTGACCGGCTTTACTGCTAACGCTGATAACCTTTGGCAATTTGACGCATTTTTTGACGGCACAGGCTCAGGCAATAATCTTTTGCTTGCGCACCCCGGTCAAAACCTTACACTAATTGACAATAACGTCAACACTAGAGTGCTTGGCGGTTTAATTACCGGTACAAGTTTAAACCCAATTGGCGTGTTTACGTCAGTTGCTGCAACCATTACAAACGGCTCAGCAACTATTACCATGGCTGCCACTGATACGCAGATTGGCGCAGGACAATTAGTAACAGGGACAGGCATCCCATCTGGGGCCACTGTTGTATCTATTGCAACTACAACGCTGACAATCTCAGCACCTGCCACGGCTAATGGTTCCTCCATTACTTTGACCTTTGACAATCAGGTCTCAGTCTCTGGTGGGGTAGTTACTCTGCACCCTTATGTGTTTGTCTATGGCAATGATGGTCTAATTAAGAATTGCTCGGCCGGAAATGTGAATGATTGGGTATCAGCTGATGCCAACGAGGTCTCAGTGGCCACTGGCAAGATTGTCCAAGGATTACCTGTACGCGGCGGCTCGAATGCACCATCGGGCCTCTTTTGGAGTTTGGATTCTTTAATTCGCGTCTCATTCATTGGCGGCACAGGTTCACCTCCACAATATTGGAGGTATGACCTTATTACCAGCCAGTCATCTATCCTCTCAAGCCAATCTGTCATTGAGTATGATGGCGTGTATTACTGGTGCGGAGTTGATCGATTCTTGCTGTACAACGGCGTTGTGAAAGAGATTCCTAACTCTTTCAATCAAAACTTCTTCTTTGACAACTTAAATTACGCTGCTCGTGAGAAAGTTTGGGTTACTAAGGTGCCACGTTTTGGCGAGATCTGGTGGTTTTACCCTTCAGGCAGTGCCACCGAGTGCAATAATGCTGTCATTTACAACGTGCGTGAGAATGTCTGGTACGACGCAGGGTTTGCGTTAGGCGCTCAGCGGTCTGCAGGCTACTTTTCTCAGGTTTTCCACTACCCAATCTCAGCGGATTGGAATACTACAGCCACTGGTGGTGTATTGGCCTTCACTTTAACCAATGCTGGATCAGGCTATACCAACGGCACGTACAATAATACGCCACTTACAGGTGGCGCAGGCACCGGAGCTACAGCAAATATCACCGTAGCTGGTGGCGTTGTTACAACTGTCGTGATCAATGGGCATGGCGTTAATTACGCTGTAGGTAATGTTCTGTCCGCCACGTTCGGTGGAGGCGCAAACTTTGCCATTACTATCACGTCATTGATGAGTTTTGTGCCCTTGTATCAAAATGAGATCGGCACTGATAAGGTAAGTGGCGCGCTTTCTGTGGCCATTGAGTCATATTTTGAGACAAATGACCTTGGCTGGGTATCAGGTGGGCCATCGCAGCCTAGTCCGGTTGGTGAAAACAGATGGCTGCGGTTGGAAAGGGTTGAGCCTGACTTCATTCAGTCCGGCGAGATGGAGTTATATGTTACCGGCAACTCATTTGCAACCTCAACTGATGAAACAACCGGCCCTTATACGTTTGAACCAGATACTCTTAAGATCGACATGCGTGAACAACGTCGTGAATTACGATTGAAGTTTGTATCCAACGTAGCTGGTGGAGATTACCAGCTAGGTAAAGTTGTTTTAGACGCCGATATTGGCGACGTAAGGCCTTAAAATGGCTAATCCACTCAACGTCGCTTTAGTCTATGACCCTAGGTATCATACCTTTGAGTCATGGGCATCGTTAATGGTGGAGTTGTATGCCACGCAGCAGCTAGCAATTCCCGACGCCAATACAAACTGGAAAGATTGGGGCGCAGGTTTGAAAGCCATTGACGTGTTTACCAATGAAGGTATCCCCGGACCGTATCAATTTGATGATTGGCAAGAGTGGGCTGAGCAGCTTGTCAACGCAGTTAACCCAGCAACGAGCTAAATATGGCAATAGCACAAGACATACAAGCAGCATTTGAGGCTGGTGATATTGGCAGAGTTAACTCTTTGCTAAGTCAATATGGCGTATCTGAAAATCAAGCAGCCAGCTTGTTTAACCTTGATCCTGCCCAATTAGATTTTGTAAAAAATTCAGGCGTAAGTTTTTATACACCGCCTGAAAACCCTATTGTTGTTGCGCCGCCACCGGCAGCTAAAGTTTCTGCGCCTACTAGTGGTCGGGTATTAGAGGATACTGACGAAGCACCTATTGA